CATACCTTTTTTCATAGCACCTGCCACAATAGGCATAAATGGGTCGTGTGCCATTTGTGTTATTAAATAATCAATATACGCTTCTATATATTCATCTTTCACTTGAAAATCTTGAACTGTTGAAGCATAAACATCATCTAGTACAGCAAAATCTTTTTCTCCTGTTTTATAAACATCTTCCCATTCTCCTCTGTCTTTTCTAAACACAGAAGTAAACTTAGGGTCTCTTTCATACAAGTCTCTAACTTCTGGTACACCAAATTCTGAGTTCCCTTCTGTAATAGCACCTAAAGATTTTCTAAACCTTAAAGGTAATTTAGATGATAAAGTTCCACCTTCTATTGGCTTAGTAACTCTAAATGGACCACGCAATGTAGTTAAAGGTTTTATATCTACACCTTTTCCTTCTAGAACTTTAAGCATTAAACCATCTGGGTCATTCATTATCATCTTTAAATATTCTTGTGGGTTTCTAAAAATAGAAGCTAAACCTTTTGTAGATACTCTTAAACTACCATCCATTGTTATTTTAAGTGGGAATGCAATACGAGTAACAAGTTGTAATGGCATCCATACTCTTCGTATAAAACCAAACATTCCTCTTTCCATTGCAGATGGAATCTCCATAACTAATTTTTTGTATAAAAAAGATTCATCTGGTAAATCTGAAAAAGCATCTTTAGTTATTTGACCTAATGGTGTTTCTGGGTCAAAGAAGTTACCTTTTACTCCTTTATCAGCTTCCGCTCTAATTTTTTTTATGCTTTCATCTACTTGATTAGAACCAACAAGTTTATTTCTAAGTCTTCTTCTTATGCCTGTATGTATTAATGTAGCTCTTAAATCAGGAATATTTATAGTTAAATCCATAGCCTGTCCTGCCATACCTACTGCTTTTTGAGTAAAGTCTATTAACCCTTCTTCATTAGGTATTTGGTCAGCATATTGTGCTTTAGTAAAGGGGTCTACAAAATCATCCTCGTAATATTGTGTTTGTTGTTTTGGTCTATATGTTCTACCTTCATCTCCAAACCCTCTTACATCATCTAAATGTTTAGAGAAAAATTCTGTAATTTCCACATCTGATAAACCAAATGCAGCTTTTAATTGTATAGCTCCTTCTCTTAAAATTAATTCATCATAAAAAATACTTTGAGCTAGTTTATAATTTTTATCTTGTACAGCAACATAGAACTTTTTAGATAAATCTTCTATAACTGCAGTTGGAACACTAAACAATCTTCCTGTTTTAATAAATGTATCTACTGACCTTGTTTGGTCTGTTAAATAAGCAAAAGGTCTAGAAGGTATCCTAACATCAGTGCCTAAGAAAACATCTTTTATACTAGATGTTGCAGTTCTTATTCTTCCTTTACCTTTAGTACCACCACCTCTAATGTAGTTTGCAGTAGTAGTATTACCTGACATTGTTTCTGCTATGTTGTCTAAAAAGTTATCGCTAAAAACTTTCGGTTGTAAATGAAAATCTTTAGCATTAGAACTCATTTTACCATTAACTCTTATATCAGATATATAACCTTTTGTTAATGAATCTTTAATAATATTAAAATAACCTTGCGGATTATTTTTAGGGTTATCAACTATACGCCAGGCAACTTCTGGACTAAATCCTCTTAATGTTAACTCACTAAACAATGGTGCATCTGCTTGTGCTAAGTCTGAAATTTTATCTGCAAGTATTCTTATAGCATCATCTTGTCCTTCTGCAAAAAACTCTGCTGCAGTACCACCTGCTTTTATATGTTCATCAAGTTGTTTGCCAACACCTGTTAACACTTCTTCACTAGCTACAGCTCTTCCTCCTACTCCTACACCCCTGGAAGCCATAATAAAAGGGTCTGTTTTAATCATTCCAATTAAGTTAGAACCAAATCCTATCCAAGCATTCCAACCGTGCTTAGGGTCAAACTCCATATCACTTAATTGAGTTTGTTCTATTTCATCTATTTGTGCTTTTGCTTTTTCAAAATCTTCTTCGGTAATAGTTCCAAAGTTATATGCTTGTTCTAATAAAAATAAATTAGCATCTGCTTCATCTTGTATTTCAGTACGTACTGCCATCTTTGGACTGTACTCTCCTGATAAAGAACCAGTAAGTGAATATCTAACTAAGTCCCCAAAGTTAGATGCAATACTTGCTTTTTTAAAACCTTCTCTAGATTCTCTTGCTTCTTCTAAATATTGACCACGACCAAACCACGCTTCTATTCCTTCATCAACATTGCTACTAAGTAAATGATTAAATGTTTCAATATAAACATCAATAGATTCATTTAATGTAAGTTTTCTTTCTATACCACCTGTTTTTATTTTTATTTGTTCAGATAATACATCTGGGAATGCTTCTTCAATAGCTTGTAAATCTGACTTCTGTAGCATTGGATTTCCTAAATCATCTACAAGATTTTTACTTAATAAATAATTTCTTGCTCTATCTGAAATATAAGGAGTATAAGATGCAGATTCTTTATTTAATATATTATCTATAAGACTTTGTGTCATCCTGTCATTATTTATTGAAAATGATTTAAACCCTGCAGCAAATGATTTTAATTTAATAGCTAAAGGTACTTCGTTGTTTTCTGTTTCTTTATCTCCTACATACCTAGCAAAATCTTTATCTATATCTAAACCTTTACTTTTTGCCCATTCTGCTTGATATGCTTTTTGTTCTAATCCAATAGTGTTAACTAAATATGTGCTACCTGCTTCAAACAATGAATTAAGTGTAAGTATAGCTGCGTTAATAAAAGCAGCTTTTTTTACATCAGCTTCGCCAAATAAGTTATATTGATTTTCTTTATTAAATGTTTTGTAGTTATTATAAGAATCTTTTATTTCTTCCCAAAACTTTTTAGAAAGTTCTACAACAGGAGAATCTCCTGAAACAGAATAATTATATGTTTGTGGTCTTGTAGTTGTCCATAAGTCGTTATATTGTTTAGGAGTAATATTCATAGAAGCTGAAGCTATAGCTAAATCTTCTGATTCAAATGGATTCATAGATATAAACTTTGAGGTTTTTTCTCCTAAATCATTTATGCCTTCATCTCCTAATTGTTGTTTAGTTAATTCAGATGATTTAATTTTTGCTTCGTTATAGTGGAAGTCTTCTAATTTTTCTTCTCCCCAATTCAAATAGTAAGACATTAGAATCTACTTAATAACTGTGGAAATTTCTCCAATAGAACTGTTTTTAAAGTTTCTATATCATCGGCAGCAGAAATCATAGGAGTACTTTCTCCTAATGTATTACCTGCTTCTTGTGGTTTTTGTGTAGGTGTACCAAAGACATCCTGCATAGGAACAGCTTGAGGTGATTGAACAGGAGCTTGAGTTTGTACAGCAAGTGGTGTTTCAACAGCGTCCACTTGTTCTTGTAACATTTGTGTTTGTCCTGTTGGGTCTCCTTCTGCTCTTGTAGGAACTTGTATTTTTTTCTTTCTTACCATAAATTATCGTCTTCTATTTCTACTTCAAATCCCATGTTAAGATGCAACCATATTCCAGGTAAAGGTGTAGGCATTAAAATATTTCCTAAAGGAACTTCTGTTATTTTTACTTCATCTATATTTGGTAAACGAGCATCATAATTTAAATTCCAATCTTCTGAATTTATTATATCGTAAAACTTTTTTCTTAATTCTTGTTCTGGGTTAGACAACTGGTCCTCCTTCTTGAGGTGGTCCACCTGCTAAACCTGCTAATACAGATGCTATATCTGTTGGTCCTTGAGGAACTGGTGCTTGTGGTCCACCAATAACAGCTTCTTCTTCAGGCGTTGCTTCTTCTTCGGCTGTATAAAATTTATCAAGTATCTTTGTCATCTGAGCAGGATTCTTTCGTATCTCTGCTGCAGCCATAGTAGCTTTTGGATTTCCTTGTGCTGCTTGGGCCATTAATGATTCAAACAATACACCTTCTGCTTTTTCAGCATTAATTCTATTTTGTATGTTTGTAATATTATCTAACCCATCTAGGTTTTCTTGTAAGGTTTGTGTATCAATAATACCTTGCTGTTTTAATTGCAACCCAGTGATGACCTTTTGTGGTTCATCAAATCCTGCCATTACTCCGTATACTCTTCTAGTCTTATACATTTCTGATATATCAGACTTTGGTGTATATGATTCTTTATAAGCGGTACCTTTATGCATTCCTGCTATTGGCTTTCTCTTATTAGGAAACATAACCTCATCGTATTCAAGTCTTTTAGCATCTACTTCTTGCAATGCATCTCGTAATACCTGTTGGTATTCTCTTACATGCATAGATGCAGATTGACCTAGTTCCTCTAATCCTCTACCAGTAACAAAACTGTTAGGAGATTGTCCATCATCAGAAACAGGATAGGCAGAACCTAAGCGTAGGTGTCTTTCCAATCTATCAACTTGTTGAAACAATTGATATGGAAGATTATTAACTGGTTTAGAAACAGACGAACCTGGAGCTAAATAATTAACAGCAAATCTACCTTTACGATATTTTCCTGATTCTATTTCTCCTGTTATGTTTGTTTCAGTAAACACTGCGTCTTCCATAGCAATGGTTCCTAGAATATTTATTTTAGCCATATTGGCCATAAGGCCTATAACGTGTTGAAACTGACTTTGCATTTGGTCAAAAGAATATCTTTTAGCTACTACAAACATTGGGCCACTTAATAATGGATTAGGAATGTAATCTATAATTGTTCTAGTATCTGGAAGAAATACGTATGTTCCTTCTTCATCCATGTATTCAACTACAACTTTTCCATCTCCATTTTGATTAGCCCAACTTCCCTGACTAGGCCCTAAAGTCAAATAAGATACGTTGTTTTCAGTAGCTTTATCACTACCCATTATCTTTGCTTTATGTTGTGGGTATTCTTTAACTAATGAAGAAATTGGAACTCTACTAATAATTGCTAAATCTTCTGGTTGTTGGTCATTACCAAATGGTCCAGGGTAACAAGTAAATGGGTCTTTTAATTCAGCTTGAGGATAAGAGTTTCCATTTCTATCTTTTTTAGATGTAATACACCAAACAACAAAACCATATCCAGGAAGCCATCTACCTACTTGTGGTAATTGTAAATTTAATTTTTGCATATCATCGTAAGCACCAACAATACGTTCTAGTTTTTCAGATTTCTTTTTTGCTCTTTCTGAATCTTTAGCATTAATAACATCAACTTTTAAATCTGGAGTTCTTCCTAATTTTTGTGCAAATCTTTCAAGAGCTGATAAAAACATATTAGGTGCAGGTAGTTCATGAAAATCTAAATTTGTTTTATTTCCAAGTAATGCTTTAACTGCATTTTGTCCACCATTTAAAATATCTCGTATTCTTGCTCTATCTATTAAACCGTCTTGGTTTATACCTCTTAGGTAATCTATTCTGTCATATAGTTCGTCTTTAGACTTTACCATTCTTTAGTCCATATTCCTTCATCAAAATCGCTTGTTTCGTAACTAGAAAAACTAGGTTCATAATCTGTAGCTAGTTCTGCTAATCGTTCTTTTTGCATACGTCTAATTGCTCTCATTGGAAACCAACTAGCCATAACTATGTCAGTCTTTGTACCTACTGTCTTGCTTTTGTTTTTAGCTGAACTAAAATACACTAACTGACTTGTATATAAGTTTACCTTTTCTTGAGCTTCAAAACCCATATATGGTAAATTTATTATCTTTTCTTGAAACGCAGGTCTTAAAGCTGTAACACCATAAACAGGGTCAAACTTATTAGAATACGTTTCATGTCCCTCTAAAAATATACCATGTCTTGACGCAAAATCACGTATAGATTTATCTTGTCTTATAGCTTTTTGAAAACCGTTCTCCTCAATTACCCAGTGACTACAATTATATTTTTGCCACCAATCTTTAATTACATTCAGTGCTTCTGGAATACCTCCACCTAGATTGTTGTGCATATCTACCATGTACATAATTCCGTCTCCAGGTCCGTAAGCCCAAAGAAAAGCAGCTTGATAACCAGTCGAGGCAGGGTCAAGTCCTGCAATAAGACGTGTGCCTTTAGGTATCTGCCCTATATCCCTCTTCTGGTCTCGACATTCTTCTATTTCATCTCTACTAAATAAAGCTAGTCCTTCTGGCATAGCTACATTAAGATAAACCATTTCATAAATTGCTCTACCTCCTGTAGTTTCTGCTGCTCTTTTTCTATCCATTAACCATTTGTATGTTCTCTTAGAACCCCACAACATACACTTGTTATGGTCATTTTCGTTCCAGTCAGTTTTTACACATGCTGAATCGTGTGCTTCTTCTACAGTTGTAGTCCAGGATTCGTTTTCTAAAAGATGTGAATATATATCGTCATAGTGCTGTCTAGAACCTATAACAACCATAGCTGTATGTTCCTCTTTTCTAGATGATAAAGTTGTAGTCCACCAGTTTCTTGTATTTTCTCTAGAGGCAGGTTGCATAGTTGAACTGTGGTCTTCAATGTCATCTGCAATAATTATGTCACAGTCTCTTGATAGAATCTTACCACCACGTCCTATACCTACCATTGTTGGACTTTTGATTCCAGTAACTGTTCTAGTACCTACAGTAAATCCACTTTGAGACCAGGACTTAGCTGATTTAGTTTTAGGTTTAAATTTTTCTCCTGGTCCACATATCTCTTCTATTAATAATTCATTAAATTCAAGTTGGTCTAAAACAGAACCTATAGCGTTCTTAGCAATATCTTCGTTTCCACCTACCCATAAAATTCTAATATTTGGATTGTTGCATATAAGCCATATTACAAAATGAATTAATAAATCTGTTTTGCCATGACGAGGTGGAGATAATATCATGTGTTGATTTCCACTTTCTATAGTTTCCATAATTTGTTCTATCCATTTTTTGTGGAATGCAGGGGTCTCATACGGTATACCTTGTTCTGTTCTAAAATATCTTTCTCTAAAAGATTCAAAGTCTTGTAATGTTTTTTCAGCAACTTGAGGAAGTTTCCAATTTTCTTTATCTTTCTCTATTGATAAATCTTCCATATATGCCTGGTAGGCCATAGAGACAGCAGCATCTGTTGTGCCTAATATTTTAGCTACACCAGTAATAGTATTTTTCTTTTCAAAAATCTCTAGTGCAAGTCCAGATTCTCTAATATCGTCATAGACCTGTCCACGTCTAGCTGAAACATTTTTTTTCTGACTAGGAATATTTAGGACATCATCTTCTTGAGTCCATTCTACTCCTGCTTTTTTAGCACGTTTCTTTTGTTGGGCAATCCTGTTGGAACATCTATCACTACAAAATTTAGACCTACCTTTAGGTAGTGGTCTATGGCATCCTGCAGCGTAACATAGTTTTCTATCCTTTACCTGCTTGTCGTTTACCATAGTGTTTACAATCCTTACTTTTACATTGTAATACGTTTTTTATAAAATGTAGCGGCTGTCCACAAGACGGACATTCAATTTTCAAGAAGTTTTCTTAATCCTCTTAGACGAATATCTTTTCTTCTTGCCTTTTTTTGTGTAGGGCATTTTAACTCCAATTTGTCAATATTGATAATTATATCATAAGTGTGTAAAAAAAATTTTTTATTTAAAGAAGGTAGGAAGGTACTTTAACTTTCAATTTAATAAATCAAATATCATGTTTAAGTACCCTTGGTCTAAGACACCCTACCTCTTTTTTAAATCAGTTGCCTGATTTAAATATTGTTACATAATCAAAGGGAATTAAATATGAATAATTTATTATACTATAAATTCTAAATATTCAAGTATTGTTTACAGAAACCTGAGGGTTACGCCTATG